ACCAGTTGCTGCAGTTGTCATAACGCCAGAACGCCAAGCAAAGTCTGGAACATACATTCCTTGCGACTGCTTACCAGTTCTTTTTGCGATTTCTTCTGACATTTCTCTTTCAAAACCTGCATTTTTCCAATCACCTGTTACTTGTGCTTGAATCATTCTTCCTAAAGAATAAGTTCTTTTTTCTTTAGATGCTTCTTCAATCACATTTACAGGTGTGTCTAGTGGCTTGTCATTTCCAATAACATCTAGAAGTTCACCTCTGAACTCTGCAATGTCAATTCCACGACCTAAAGCAGCTTCACCTAAGTCTGCCTTATTGTGCTTTCTTGCTAAAGTCATTATGTCCTTAGCATTTTTAGATGCTGATTTGGCTGCTTCTTGCCTTACTGCATCAAGATCGATATTTTCAGACATATTATTCTCCTTAATCTGAATGGTTGATTTTAATGTTTCGGAACTAGAACGACCAACACCAACAAGATTTGACTGATCTGCAGGGATTGAAACAATACTAATTTCCATTGGTGTAGTTGCTACACGATAATAATCTTCTGGATCATCTTCGCGTTCTACTTTTTTGTCGACACGATAACCAACAGAAATATTCTGCCTTATCCCATCAACGACATCGTTAAACACTTCCGAACTCTTTTCACCTTTTCCAAAGCGAACAGATGCTCTTAATCTTCGAGCATTTTCGTCTAGTTCAACAGATTCCACAACTCCGATTTGCTTTTCCATATCGTGATCTAATAATAAAGGCGCACGACCAGAGTTTAAAAATTCTAGGTTCATATTTTCTTTTGTATGATCCATTACTTCCATTCCAAATTGTCTTTTTACAGGTTCTTCACTTGAAACACCTACACTAACAACTCTTTTTTCTTCATCTATAGCTTTTTGATCTAGCTGAATGGCTCTGTAATCTAAAGAAATAGGTTCTTTTCTTTCATCTTCAGATGCAGTTTCTTCAACAATTTCTTCAACTACTTCTTCTGTAGTTTCTTCAGATGGCATTTCATTATGCTTTTCAAATACAACTGTAACTGTTTCATCAGTTTCTTGTACATCTACAACGTGACGATTTTCCACTTCAGCACCTCTTTCTTTATCTTTAGCGAATGTATCATAATTTTCGCTATTTGTTAAGTTTACTTCACTTCTTTCATCTTCTGTTTTCATTGGATGACCCTCTGGCAATAAATCAGTATCATGTTTGCCACTTCTGTATTTGCCATTTCTAACTGCAAATAAGAATGAATTAACTCTTGCCATTGCCCATTGCTCCTCAGAACTAACAGATGGTCTTACAGATTGTGGATTAGTGCTGTATGCACCAATTCCTCTTTTATAAACTTTAGCTAACATTCCTAAAGTAACTCTTTTTGATTTAGCGCTTCCGTGTTCTTCATTATGTTCTTCTACTTTATTTTCTAAAGCAGTTATTGTTTTATCTGGAAATTCATCTTCAATGGCTCTAGTTGCATCTTCATCAATCTTGTCTAATTGCCTATCTTTATTTCTTGCCCAACTTTGACCAACATCACCTCCCCACAATGCCCAAGCAATTCTGCCTGCAGATGGATAACCATCTTCACCGGGACTAAATCCCTCACCCTCTTTATCCACTTCATGCCTTGAAAAATAACTATGCATTCTTCTAACAGTTTCAGCAGATACTTCTTGTTGATTTACTAATTGTCTTGCTCTAGCAACACCAACTTCAGTTCCACCACGACCAAACTCTTTTCTCCAATCAAGACCTTTTTGTGCTTCTTTTGCCATAGCATCAGTTGGAGTTAAATTAATATCTTCGCCTTTATAATTCGCCATCATCATCTCCACCAGTTACCTCTGGTTCAGCAGGAAACTTTTGACCAAATGGCTCAAATGCCATTGACAAGTTAAATTGGTTTGCCATTTCTTTATCACGATTAATCTGACTGAATGTTTCTTCAACATCACGACCATAATGTGCTGCAACATCTTGATGTGACATTATTCCGTTTTGTAATCCAACAACTGCTGCATTTATTTCTTTTAATGGGTCAATCCAATTCCAACCACGACCCCTAAAAGAAGTGTTATCGTAAAATTTGTCAAATTTACTTGTGGGGATTGGTATTGTGCCAAAATCCATTGCACTTGATAACCAATCTTTGAAGATAACTTCGGCAAAGTGTTGCACCATAAATTCTTGCAAACTCTTATAACCATCTCTTTCATCTAATGCTCCTTGTCTTATAGAACTATAATTAACAGATGATAAATCACTTGATAAAGCAGCATAACTAACATTTAATCCAGATGCCACACCTCTTAACATAGCACTTTCAAACTCTGCAAATCCAGTATTAGGATGATCTGGATCAAACATTTTCATATCATACCCGGCAGGTAATTGATGAAATGTTCCCGGTTCAACATCAATCAATGGCATATGACCATCATGTAAATCATCACCCATAAAATCATCTGAATTTGGTGTTGTTAACATACCCATTTTAGATGCACCAATTCTAGCAGCAATAATCTCTGCTTCTCTATAAGCACCTAACATCTTTAATGTGCTAATAACAGAAACCATAAATGGCTCACCTCTAGTCATATGAGTTCTAGTTGGCATAAAAATATGGATCATTTCATCTGCAGGAACTCTTATATGCTTTTGACCTTGTGTTTTATTGTAATGTCTATCACCGGGGTGACTTGTTAAAACATAATAAGCAACAGGTTTATGATAAGTGTCTAACTCAACACCCATTCTAACTTGATTGCCATTTTCAAGAACTTCGTTTTTCTTTTCGTCAATCATATCAGCTTCAACTAATTGCAAGCTAAAATTATCTTTATATCTTTTGCCAGATAGTTTTTTTATAAATACTTCACCATCTCTTGCTAATGCTTCAATCGCATATTTTTGACAATCTAACCAACTCATACGACCATCAACAGTTGGATTACCTAAACGACCCCAACTTCTCCAAGCATTTTCTATAATTGCATTTCCTGCTCTATCTAAAGAACCATCATCATTTCTAGCTTTAACTTGAAGATGAAAACCTTTATCACCAACAACATTTGTTTTAATTAAATTAATATATCTTTTTGCAAATTCATTATCTCTGACTAATTCTCTTGATCTATTTCTTAATACTTCAAGATTATATCTTAATTCACTATCTGCACTAAAAGAAGAACCAATAAAATCACCAAATAAGCGACCACCTCTTGCACCACCATAATTCCTTTTCTTCATTCTTTTTGGATTTTGGTCACGTTTTAAAAAATCAAAAATACCCATTAAAACCTCACCGAAATTGTTGCACCTGTTGGCTTACCTCGTTTAATTAATTCTTTTCTTTTATGCATTGCTAATTCTTTTTTATAATAATTTCTCCATTGAACAAGTTCATCTGGTGACATTTTAGATAAAGAACGACCATTAATAGAATAAGATAATACATCTGCATCTGCTCTACCTTGTAAAACAGTTTCAATTTTATCTAACATTATCTCTGAATGATTTCGTGGATCAGCATTGTTAACATCTAGGTCTGGAATTATTTCCCATTCACCAGTTGTTACAACAATTCTATTACCACTAGATGTTTCAGTAACTTCTAACTGCCAATGATAATGACCCTCAACATAATTAGCAGTAGCAGCACTATTAGCCGTAAATAAATAATCAGAATTTGAATTAGTTCCAGATATAGTTATTTCATTAGCACCACCTGCTCTTATTCTAGCAACATACGCCATTGTGTGAGTGGTATTTGGATAATCAGTTGATAAATCTGTTCTTTTCCATTGGATAAAGTCACCTATTACGAACTGTTCTGGTTCTTCTGTAGGTGCATTGTCTGCATTAAAAAGGTTAGCCACGAATAAATCCCTTTTACAAATATTTTATTTTGTCAAGATACTATAACCTAAAATGCGATTTTGTACCATAGTTTAATTATTTCCACCCATTAATGAAACTATTCCCCCTATAACGATTAGGTCTAACAGGTCTTTTAGGTGCTTCTTCAGTTGTTTTTACTTTTTCATTTTGCATTCTATCAGAAATTACATTTAAATTTAAGTTTAAAATAGATAATGCACCAATCGCATAAACCCTACAATCTAACGCTTCATTTCTTGTTCTAGTTTTGACAAATTCACGTCTAGGAAAACCTTTATGAAATTTAGTAACAATTTTTTCACTTGATGCTAATTGTTTAAAATATTCATCAGGTCTATCATCTGGAAAATGGCAATAACCTGCACCAACTTCATTAATCTTTAATCTTGAAAAAACTAACTCCTTAATATTATCAACACCCAAAGTAAATAATCTAATTTTACCAATATTGTTTCTTGTAGGTCTGGACACTATTGGTCGGCTTTCTCCTGCCATACCTTTTATAGCAAATATTCTTCTACCCTCTCTAGGTCTAACAAAATTATAAACTGCTTGTGTATAGTGACCACCACTATCAATACAAGCTGATCTAATTTGGATTTGTCGACCATCTTCAGTTTCATATATATTTTTTAAAATATTTTCTAAATCATTCCATAAATGTGGTGTTGATGGATCACCATATAAAGTTCTAAAATCAACACTCCAACTTTCTTCATCCTTACCCCAACCAACAACCTCTAATTCTAATCGATCATCTTGAACGTCAATCCCACAAGTTAGAATCATTATATTTGAATCTAGCTTATCACCAAATGGCTCTGCTCTTTCTGCAACTGCATAATCATCAACACGTTCACCTTGATCTTCCCACGTTTCAGCTAAATAGACATTTGTCCAAACCCTTAATGTTTCTGGCATTTTTTTGGCACTTAGAAAATCCCTAACTGCATCAGCTAATGGTGTCCAACTAGAATAAATTCCACTAATATGAAAACCTGCAACACCTTTAAATTCTTCAGTTGCTTTCCATTTACCTAATCTAACTGCTCTATATCTTTTTGGGTCATCCCAAATTGAACCACATTCCTCACAAGTATAACAAGCAGTCTCTGGTTTATCTTTTTCCCAATTAACATTAGACCATTTTAATCTTTGTTCGTGATGGCAATCTGGACAAGGCACATAATAAAATCTTTTGTCACTTTCCTCAAAAGCATTTTCAATTCTTGATGCACCTTTATTAGTTGGAGTTGAAACCATTACGATTTTTCTATTCCAAAAAGTGGCACTACGTTTTCTAGCTAGTTGAACTGGGTCACCCTCTGAACCTGCAGATGCAGGATAGCGATCAACTTGTCACATAACACAATTCTTATTGGTCTTGATGCTAATCCAGATGGTGAGTTAGAACCCACTAATGAAACGTGACCACCGGGAAAAACTTTATGTGTTGTTGTGTTGTTTGCATCTCTTGCTCTAGGGTCTTTTACTTTACCTTTTAAATTAGGTGTATCTCTTAACATTGGTGCAAGTCTATCTTTTGAAAATGATTGTG